TTTCCCTTGCCATTTTTTTTGATGTTTTGGAGTATTTCTCTTGCACGTCAAAAATCACAAGCCGGAACACCAATTCCACAGCGATAAAGGTAATAGCCGCGTTTTTTTTTGAACAATCCAGTACCTGGTGGTGTTGACACTTTGAAAACTGTATAGTATTATGGCTCCTCAACTAACATTAATCGGAGATTAAAAGCGTATGGAATACACTAAAGAAAAGTTTGACGCAATGGAAGCTAGTTTAAAAGCTAAAGTTGACGAGTTTAGAACCAATAACGTCACCCTGATGAAAGACTTTGAGGGTTTAAAGACTAAATTTGATGGCATAGATGTGGATGAGTATAAGAAGATGCTTAAAGCGCAGAGTGATGGCGCTGATAAAGATATGTTTGACGCAGGTAAGATAGATGAGCTAGTGGCTCGTAAAGTCAAGGATATCCAAGCTGAGAACGCAAAGGCTTATAGCACTTTGGAGGGCAGTAATAACGAGCTTAATCGTAAGTTAGAAGTTCTACTTGTTGATGGCGCCATTAAAGATACTGCTGTTACTGCCGGTGTATTGAGCGGTGCGCTTGATGATGTTGTGTTAAGAGCTAAATCCGTGTTTAGGTTGAAAGACGGTACTCCAACTGCTGTTGATTCAGCCGGTAACACTTTGGTTAAGGCTGGATCGACCACGCCAATTAGTATGAAAGACTGGGTTTCGGACTTAACGAAGTCAGCGCCACACCTATTCGAGAAGTCAAGTGGTTCAGGTTCTCAACACGATTCAGGTTCAGGTAAAGGCGGTGAAAAGCAGATCACCCGTAAAGCGTTTGACGCAATGAGTCAGGTTGACCGTAGCACCTTCGCAATGGAGGGTGGTAAAGTCTCTGATGCCTAAAGGCGTTCAGAATATAAAGGTTCCTGCTAAGTTCAAATATTTATATCAGAAAAAGCGGTATAAGATATATTATGGAGGACGAGGTGGGGCAAAATCTTGGGCGTTCGCTATCGTGCTGTTACTTAAAGGGGTACAGAAACCGATTCGTGTTCTCTGCTGCCGTGAAATGCAGCACTCAATTAAAGAGTCGGTACATAAGTTACTAGCTACTCAGATTGAACGTTTGGGGTTATCTACTCGATACAAGATACAGCGTGACCGTATTATAGGAGTTAATGGTACTGAATTTGTGTTCTTTGGACTAAGGCACGATCCGCAGCAGATTAAATCCTTTGAGGGTGCTGACTATGCTTGGGTTGAAGAGGCTCAAAAAGTTACCGCAGATAGTTGGGACTTTTTGATCCCCACTATTCGTAAAGAGGGTTCTGAGATTTGGGTGAGCTTTAATCCTGACCTAGAGACTGACCCAACCTATAGTAGGTTCGTTCTTAACCGCAGACCTGATTCTTTTGTTGTTAAGGTCAGTCATAAGGATAACCCATTCTTCAGTAAAGAAATGCTCTCTGATATGCAGTACGATAAAGAGCAGGACTACCAAAAATACCTAAATGTTTGGGAGGGGGAGTGCGCTAAGACTACCGAAGCGCAGATATTTAAGGATAAGTTTACGATTAGTGACTTTGAGACCCCAGTGAAGCAGGAAACTTTTTACTTTGGGATGGATTGGGGTTTTTCCGCAGACCCTACCGCATTGGTGCGGTGTTGGATTCGTGGGAACGAGCTTTTCATAGATTATGAGGATGGTGGTGTTGGTATAGAGCTGGACCACACTCACAAAATAATTGATAGCATTCCGGGAGCGAAGAAGTATACTATCCGTGCCGATAATTCACGCCCAGAAAGTATCAGTTTTATTTCGAGGCAAGGGTATAATATAGTTGCAGCTCCAAAATGGTCGGGTTCTGTCGCAGATGGTATTGAGTTCATACGCAGTTTCAGCCATATACACATCCACACTAGATGCCCTCAAACTGCCAGCGAGTTTGTACATTACAGTTATAAGGTCGATAGGTTGAGTGGTGATATATTACCGATTGTACTTGACAAATGGAACCATTACATCGATGCTTTAAGGTACGCACTAGCTCCAATTATTAAGTTTAAGGATCTAACTATGAAAACTACTAAAACTATAGGGCATTAATTTATGATTAACTCTACACACCCACAATATGATAACTACATTAAATCTTGGGATAGATGCCGAGATACTTACACAGGTGAAGAGGCTGTTAAGAAGCGTGGAGAGGTGTATTTACCCCGATTAGGTGGTCAGACTGATGCAGAATACAACGCTTATTTAACCCGAGCGCCATTTTTTAACGGTATCGGTAAAACAGTAGATGGTATGGTCGGTACTTCTATGCACATTGAGCCTGTTATTACCGGTGTTCCTGATGATATGCTAGAGGATATTACCGGTACGGGGATCTCCACAAAGGGATTTATAAATTACCTACTTACCGAGCAGCTTCTAACAGGTAGGCAGGGTATTTTGGTTGACCACAATGGGGATTTTCCATACTTGTCGGGGTATAAAACCGAGCAGATCACTAACTGGTCAGATAATTTCATAATCTTGAAAGAGCAGTATCAAGTTAAGAACCCTGAGAAACCTTACGAGGTAAAATATGAGACTCAATATAGGGAACTAACAACGGTAGACGGTATTTACGAGGTGTATATATGGCGAAAATTGCTCAATAAATATAATAGAAGTGAGTGGGTGCGGTCAGAAGTCGCAATACCAACTAAAAGAGGTGCGCCTTTATCAAGTATGATGTTCTTAGGCTCTTCACTGGATGGTTTGAACCTTACTCCTGAGATTCCACCGCTTATGCCTCTGGTTGATATGAATTTATCGCATTACCGCTCTAGTGCTGACTTGGAACACGGTAGACACTTTACCGCCTTGCCTACACCCTATGTTATTGGCGTTAAAGATGTTGGAGATATTCGTTTAGGTGCTGAAACAGCTTGGGCTATACCAAACGAGAAAGCTAAGGTCGGTTTCTTAGAGTTTACAGGGCAGGGTTTAGCCTCACTTGAATCCGCTATTCGGGAGAAGTCAGAGATGATGGCGGCTCTTGGTGTGCAACTTATATCAGGACAGCGTAAAGGTGTTGAGAGTTTTGAAGCTCTTGCGCTTAAACGCAATGCAGAGCTATCAAGTTTAGTTTTAGCCATCCATAGGGTGGAGGTCTTAATGACTAATGCTTTGCAGATGGCGGTCGATTGGGCGGAGCTTGAAAGTACCGTAACGGTTAAGCTCAATCTGAACTTCGCACTTGGTGATGAGGACGAGCACTTGGACGACAAGGCGGACAAAGATAAAAAGCAGGCGCAAAAAGAACAGAAGAAAAAAGAGGGTGATACTATTATCTAGTCAAAAATCACAAGCCGGAACGCTAACCCCACAGCGATAAAGGTACGAGCCGTTTCTTTTTTCTTGACACTTATGTTTTTAGGTGATATAAATATAGTTAAATGTAACAGTGTTACATAATCATTTTCGCAGAGCGAGATAATTTTCGGTTATGGGGACACTCTTAGGTGTTCATAAACTATTTATAATATTTAAGGAAAATCTAATGAATACATTAACAAATTTGGCAGCGGATATTTACCGTGCAGCAGATACCGTAGGTCGTGAAGTTGTGGGTTTCATCCCGTCAGCTACCGTAAACGCAGAGACAGCCCGTGTCGCAGTAAATGATACTGTACGCTCGCACAGTACTCGTGCCGCTACTGCTGGCGATATCACCGCCGCTATGACTATTCCCGAGGGGACAGATCAGGTAGTAGATAGTAAGACTATGACCATTGATAAAGCTCGTTCTGTTCAAATCCCGTGGACGGGTGAAGAGATCGTATCTGTTAATAATGGTGCTGGTTTTGAAACTATTTATGGGGATCAGATTGCTCAGGCAATGCGTACCCTTACTAATGAAGTAGAGAATGATCTAGCTAACGCTGCTTATCAAGGCGCTTCTCGTGCAACAGGTGTTGCTGGGACTACTCCTTTCGCGAGTAATATGGATCTTATCGCTGAAACTACCGAGATTCTTCGTGTAAATGGCGCTCCTCAGAATGACGGGCGTATGTCTCTTGTTCTTAGTAATACTGCTGGTACTAAACTCCGTAACCTTGCACAGCTCCAAAAAGCTAATGAGGCTGGTAATGACACTCTATTGCGTCAAGGTATCTTGCTTGATCTTCAAGGTTGTATGCTTCGTGAGTCAGGTCAGATTGGCGTTCATACCGCTGGTACGGGTACATCATACTTACTAAATGATGCTTCAAGTGCGGTGGGTGATACTACTATTGCTGTTGACGGTGGTACAGGTACTGTTCTTGCTGGCGATGTTATTACTTTTGCTGGAACTTCTGATATTTATGCAGTTAATACGGCTCTTAGCGGTGGTTCTTTGTCAATTGGAACGCCAGGTCTTCTAGCTGCTGAAACAGATGATGACGCTATTACTGTTGGATCAAGCTACACGCCTAACGTGCTATTCCATCAGGGTGCGCTAGAGCTTGCAATACGTGCTCCAGCTACACCAGATGGTGATGCGGCTGTTGATACTATGATGATCCAAGATCCACATTCTGGCCTTGTGTTTGAGATCCGTGTTTATAAGGGTTATCGTAAGGCAATGTTTGAAGTTGCTTGTGCTTGGGGCGTGAAAGCGTGGAAGTCCGACAATATCGCAATCCTTATGGGGTAAGTAGTTTGTAGTAACCAGCCAGCAGTCTACCTTTATAGGCTGTTGGCTAAAATATTTTATTTGGAGTTATACCGTTATGGCATATAAGAGAAAAACTCTAGCAGATAAACAGGAGGGGATAGTTGAAACACCCCCTAAGAAAACACCACCTAAAAAAGTAGCTACTAAGAAAGCGGTAGTTAAGAAATCGGGGTCCTCTCATATCGTTATGTTCCGTGAAGCAGATAATAAACTCGCTAATGTACACCCTGATGAGGTGGAGAACTATAAGCTGGGTGATTGGGTGGTCAAATTATGAGCCTTGATGCTACCGCAGGAGGTGTAAGTGCTAATGCTTATTGTACAGTTGCAGAAGCTGATGACTATAATGATCTGTTCCCTAGCGATACAAGCTGGAATGGCACAACCGCAGTAAAGGAAGCTAATATAAAGCTCGCTACATTGTGGTTAGACCAGCGCATTACTTGGTATGGTAGAGTAGAAACTCTCACTCAGAGTTTGCGTGTACCTAGAGCTGAATGGGTTGATCGGGATAGCTACAGCGTTGCTGTTGCTACTGTACCTGTTGATATTAAATATGCCACCGCTGAACTAGCGATGCGCATACACGATGGTACTGTTGGCTCTCTAAATACTTTAGGTGCTGGGTTAAAGTCTACTAAAGTTGAGGGTGTTGATGTTGTCTTTGACCATACCGATACAAGCGGACTCCTCCCTAATCACATTAAGGTGATGTTGAGCCATTGGGGTTTTGTTGGTAATGTCTCTGCTGGTGTTTCTGCTGTTAAGGTTTCTAGATCCTGATGAATTTAAGTGCCTCCATACAGAACGCTATTGACGAGGCAAAGATAGCAACTTCAGACTTGTGGACTACTACGGTATTTAAAGCCACAGCGCCGTCAGCATACGACACAGCTACAGGGGTGGTTACGAGTGTAACTACGTCAACAACTATTTCTATGCTCATAGGGAGCTACTCAGAGGCGCTCGTAGATGGTGCGCAGGTACTCGGTACAGATGTAAAGGCGACTTTCTTACAAAAGGATTTAGCTAGTACACCGGATGTAAACGATTTAGTTACTTATGCCAGCAGAGATTGGGCTGTTATTAGTGTTAAACAAGATGTTGCTAACACTTTATGGATTACACAGTTGAGGGCGGTCTTATGAGCTGGGCAGGGCAGAGAACTTTTATCGAAGAGCGTTTGTCTGATAATTGGGCTACAACTCCAATTTCTTACAGTAATGTAGACTATGCGCCAGTCGCTAACAGTTCATTTATTCGGCTAACAGTTTTAGGTGGCGATACTATAGATGCCTCTTTCTCTACCAGCCGCAGCTCTGGGGTGGTGGTTATGCAAGTATTTACACCATCAAATATAGGTAGTGCTACTGCATTATCTTATGCGGATAGTTTAGCAGCTATTTTTGAGGGAGTGACGAGTGATGAGTTTGTCTTTGGTACAGCCTCTTTAGAAGTTGTTGGTGCGGTAGAAAACTTTTTTCAAGTGAACGTTAATATTGGATTTACAGAGGATGGTTAAGGAGATGCAAGCTGCAGTTCGCAGCTCTATTGAGAAAACTTCTATCGAGGTCTTTAATGAGGTTGCGGCTAGAACTCCAGTAGACACAGGTAATGCTAGAATAAGCTGGAATATTAGTACGGGATCTCCTAATTTTAGTACTAGATCCACAGGTGTTACTCCTACAGGCAATTGGTCAGCAGAGAGCACACCTCCTACCGACCCTGTTGTTTTGGCTAATGATTTTTTGCTAGAATCCCACTTGGATAGAGTTTACATAGCAAATGGCGTACCATATATTGGGGTATTAGAATTAGGGCACAGCGCACAGGCTCCCATAGGGATGGTGGCGGCTACTTTGGCAAGGGACTTTAACCACGTATTACAGGGCAATCTAAAGGAAATATAAAATGGCACTTCAACAAGGAAAAAGAGCAAACATTAGTATAACGGGAGTGGTAGTTACAGATGTAATTATTGATGAGTGGTCACTAGAGCAGAAACCTGTTACACGCACATATACAAAATTTGGGGATGATGCTCCAACTACTGAGGTAGTCTCTAATGACTGGGAAGTGGTTATTGGCGGTTACGTTAAAGCCGGAGCTGCTACATTCCCGGCTATTGGTGCTTCAGTTACCGACCTAGATTTGATATTGGAAGACGCTGTTGCTGATCTTGGTTTCACCTGTTCAGCAGGTATTGTTACCGCAATCAAAGTGGGTGTTAAGAGCGCTGGCAGTATGCCCGTTAAATTAGTGGTCAAGCCAGCTGGTTCGGAGATGGTGGCTTATGGTACGGTAACTTAAAATGGCTGGTTATAATATAGATGTTGCACTTGGGGTAGTTGAAGATACCGCTACACCCGTGCTAGAAAATATAGTCAATAAAGCAGGGGCGCTAACAGCTACGCCGGTTGTTATAGCGGTTGATAGCTCCCAATTGAGGGAGGCTTTGCTCGCTGTTAATACTTTAGACACTAGAATCCGCAGTATGACAAACAATCTAAATAGTTTTAACAGCCTGTTGAGTAGAACTATTGCACTCACCAACCAGCTGAAGAACAGCAAAGTACCAGAGCCTAGATTATGAGCATTATTTTCACTTTAGGAGTAGAGGTAGTAACCTTACCAAATCCACTACAGCCTTATGTTGGTAATATACCAGTCAAAAACATTACAACGCTTTTAGCTGCTAATGGGACAGGGTACTACTACCAGACAGGCACTACCCGATACCGCTACTCTTTTGTTTTTGACTTTAGTGACTCTACACTAGCTTCGGATCTTAGAGACTTTTTTGACACGGTTGCCGTAGGTAGGCTTAACAGTTTCACCTTAACGGATCCGGAGAGTGTGACTTCCACAGTTCGGTTTGATATGGATGAGCTAGTTATTCTTGAACTAAAGTCAGGAGAGTTGTACTCGGTTGCGGTTGAGCTTGTCTCTCAATGAAAACACTAACCTCAGCCTTTAATACTGCAAAGAACCTAACAGAGGCTACTCCAGTTTGGCTCTTAGAAGTATCTGATGGCTCTACAACTTGGTATTACTCAGATCAAACAGTTACTGTAGATGGTCAGTTATACACAGCGCAGGTTCTCAGTTGGGGTACTATGTCAGCAGAGACACCCCGTTTAACAGGTGGTGGGGTTGTATCAGGTACTACAATTAAACTTGCGGAAGATTCTACAACGCTGGCATCGAAAATCAAAATTGGCAGCAGTTGTATTGTTAGATTGTGGTTTGATAACGAGAGTTTGACTGATACGGAAATAATACTAAAGGGCATTATCTCAGATCCTATTCGTGTATCACAGACCTCAATTGACTTCTTAGTGGCTAGTTATGGGAGTGATAAAACAGCAGTTATCGGGGATCTAATAGATGATACTGCCTACCCATCAGCTAGAAAAGAAACTTTAGGTGAGGTAGCGCCCATTGTTTACGGGCAGGTATTCTCACATAGAGCCTTGCCTGTAAACGCTGGCATACTAACAAGACTAGCTACTGCTCTAACTACCAGCTCAACAACTATAGTTTTAGCGGATGGTTCACAGTTACCATCTTCTGGTTCAGTTATTATTGACTTGGAGACAATAGCTTACTCGGCAAGGAGTGGTAATACCCTAAGTGGTTTAACTCCCACTAATCCAGTTGATGCCCACAAACGAGGCGCAGAGGTATTAACCGATGAGACAAATTACGACCTGCTCATTGCGGATCACGCAGTAACAAGTATTGGTACAGTGTATGCAGATGGTACTCCGATTTCCGGCGGATCTCTTGTAACGGTATCGGGTAAATCCTATTTAAGGTTCTCGGACTTTCCGCACGATGTAACTCCGCACTATGTAAATAATCCAGCCGCTACTTTCTTTGACGCTAATGACAGTTCTGTTTATGGCGACCAACTGACCTTTGGTGATAGTCTAACTTTTATCGAAGAAGTCTCAAACGTAGGTAATGTATGGAGTTTGGGGGGGCTTACAACACTAAGTGATTGCTATGAAATTGCAGATGGGACAGTTAATGCGGTGTCTTACTTCTATGAAACAGACGAATATGATACCTCGGTGAATGCAACTTGGACTGGTACTTTCCAAATTACTGAGGATTGGGCTTCTGATGGGGCGGTATTGGACTTTGGGTATAAAGTGCTTGATGCTGATGGTGTAACAGAGTTGGTAGCATATACTTTTTTAGAGACCCATACTTTCCCTGAGGGATCTTCCCACACAATAAACCTGAATGTAACAGTAAATAGTGGTGCAGAGTTTGTATTCATTGCAACGGGTGCTTTTGAGTGGAATGGGGACTTCTGTTTGAGTTATGGGGAGCTTACTCAGGCTTACTCAGCAGAGGAGCCAGCAGGTACTAGAGTTTATGTTGAGTCTACTTCCGCAGGTATTGCTTCACAGTTTGATGTATCAAGTGTTCCTAACACTTCTTCAAGTACAGGTTACGCCAAAAAGATTACATTAGATATGGTAGGGTTTGACCTCGACAACCCAGCGGACATTACGGAACACCTACTCTTAAATTACGCTAATGGCGTTGTTAGTGGGGATCTACATACCTCGATTTCAGCTAATACTACATTTGGTACTGATTATGACTTAGGTTTTGCCATCACAGATCAACTAGCTTTGAACATACTGCTTAGACAAGTGGCGTACCAATCAGCGAGCGTTTTCTTCTGGAGCCTCGATGGTGTTGCACACCTATACAAGTTACCAACTTCGGGCGACAGTTCTTTAAAGTCTCTTGGTGTTGCGGATTATCTTCAAGACTCATTTGCCTACGAGTACTCACCGTATAGCGATATTGTTAATAGTATATCAGCTAATTTTGACTATCAGGGTGGGGTTAGTCAGCAGATAGTTAAGGGTGTTAATGCCTCTTCAATAACGGAGTATGGAACACTAGATGGATCAAGTCAGTTTAGACTAACGCTAGTGAACTCTAGTACAGCCGCTACTAATGTGGTTAGTGACTACCTTACGCTTCTAGCTAACCCAAAAATGCTAGTGATATTTGGTACTTCACTAGCTTCTACAGAATTACAGCTTGGGGATATTATAGATATAACTAGTACTATAGGGGAGGGATTCACGAATGAAAAGTTAATAATCACACAGATAGTAAATAAGGTTTCGGGAGAGCTTACGTTTGCTACCGAAACTATATAGCTTGACACCCTTTATTTTGTCAAGTACTATTCAAGTACACTTATAATTTAATTTAACGAGGTAAATCTTATGTCTAAGTTTTCTGATTTTTTAGAGGATAAAATCCTTAATATAACCCTAAAAGGGGCTACCGCTTATAACTGTTCAACTCCTTATGTTGAGCTTTATACAGCTAATCCCTCCGATTCTGGTGGCGGTACTGTTCTTGCCGATGCAAACTACGTTATACAGGCTGTAACTTTTGGTACTGTAAGCGGTGGGGCAGTAAGTAATAGTGCTGCAGTTACATATCCTGCGCTAAATGCAGGGGCTACCATTACAGGTATGGCTATTTTCGATGACGCTTCAAGTACGAATATGCTTTATTGGGCTCCTTTGGATGCTAGTGTAACGCTTTCAGCAGGTAATATCTTCTCAATTGCAGTTGGTGATTTGACTGTAACTCTTGATTAATAGCAGATGAATTTTGGCTCTATAAACGGCTTTCTACTTGGCGGTAATGCGCTAGGCGGTGTTGTTTATGGGTATGGTTCAGCGGCTATTGTTGGTAGTGCCTCGGTTAGTATTGGAGGTACAGTTACAGTATTAGGTTCAGCGGCTATTGTTGGTAGTGCCTCTGTTTCAACGACCGCTACAGTTACCGTGTTGGGTTCAGTGGCTGTTGTTGCTAGTGCCTCTGTTTCAACGACCGCTACAGTTACCGTGTTGGGTTCCACTGATGTTGTTGCTAGTGCCTCCGTTTCAACGACCGCTACAGTTACGAGATACGGTTCAGCGGCTGTTGTTGCTAGTGCCTCAATTGCGGTTAATGGTACAGTTACAGTATTAGGTTCCACCGCTGTTGTTGCTAGTGCTTCTGTTGCAGTCACCGCTACTATTACGAGATACGGTTCAGCGGCTGTTGTTGCTAGTGCCTCAATTGCGGTTAATGGAGTAACTACCCTACTAGGTTCAGCGGCTATTGTTGGTAGTGCCTCAATTGCGGTTAATGGTACAGCTATATACTTAGGGGACTCTGATCCTACGGCTAACTGTTCGATTGTTGTTAATGGTACAGTTACAGTATTAGGTTCAGCGGCTATTGTTGGTAGTGCCTCTGTTGGTATTGGAGGTACAGGAATAGAGTTAGGTTCAGCAGCTATTGTTGCTAGTGCCTCAATTGCGGTTAATGGTACAGTTACAGGGGTGGGTTCGGCGGCTATTGTTGGTAGCGCCTCTGTTTCAATGACCTCTACAGTTACGAGATACGGTTCAGCGGCTGTTGTTGGTAGTGCCTCTGTTAGTACCGATGAGACAATCTATATATTTGGTTCGTTTGACATTATAGGTACTTCTGCGATAGAAATTACTGCTATTGTTCAAGTGATCCTCGATGAAGCTCTTGATATTGTCGCTAGTGCCTCTGTTGATTTTACAGGTAGAGTTAATCCAGATTCCTCAGCCGCGCCAAGAGTACTCACATTAGCCTCAGACGAGAGAGCATACACGTTAGATTCAGAAACACGAGAATTAGAGGTAACTTGATATGGAACAGTTTACAAAACAGCCTAATGAGGCTTTGGATTACGATATAGTTTTTTCAGAGGTAATACCTGATGGCGATACCGTTACAGGTACATTGATCTCGGTGGACGGTAGCGTTTTTGCGCCAAGTTTCTCCTCTGACGGATTAGACATATCAGTTTCCAATGGTACGACTACAACACCGAAGTTATGGATTAGTGAGGGTACTGATGCAGCTACTTACTTAGTTTCGGTGCAGGTCTCGACCAGCGCAGGGCGGATTAAAGAGTCAGACTTCAGAATGGTAATTAGGGAGATCAATTAGATGGCTTTTGCAAATAATGTAAAGAGTGCGTTAGAGAATGCGGTAAGTATTGGCGCAACAACGGTAGATGTTACGAAGGCTTCATCACCTTATAATGACCCTCCGGTGCGGGGCAAACTAACAATTATGGATAGTCTCACTAGCCCTACCGCTATTGAGATCATATCCTATACGGGGCGCACGGATAATACCACCTACTGGACTCTGACAGGGGTTAGTAAAGCACAAGAGAGTA